GGAGCGCCTTCTCCTGTTACCCACAAAGCAGGATTTGTAACTCTGACTCTGTTGTTAGGTAATGCTACAATATTACCTGTCCATTTATCTGCATCAATTAATTGTAATACGTGACTTTGTTTATGTTGTGCTGGATCATCGCTTATGTAACTATCAGTATAATCTATGGTAAACATATAGCGAGCTTTAAAAAATTCTCCATTAATTTTACATAACCAAGGACTTGAGCTAACTCTATCCATTACAATTATAGCATGATTTCTTGATGAGCAATCCCAAGGTTGAGCTAGATGAGTATCCATTCTGTCTGGCATTTCTTCTAAAACTTCATCTGCTATTAAAGCTGTTATAGGCATCCTTGCCCACATTGCTCCACCATGTATATTTTCTTCTTCATCAATACCTGTAAATACAACTTGAAAACTAAGACATCGATCTGGAATTGTATTTACTGCTATGGCTAAACCGTGTAAATATTCTCCTTGATATTCTTGATGGTTATGTGTAAACTCTTTACGTACCCAACATTTAAAGTGTGGTATATTACTAATTAAATATGAAATGATGCACCTCCTTTGTTAGCACCTCCAACGTCTCCTTGCTTGACGTAATCTTGAATTAGGATTCTTAGCTGCTTTAGGAAACTTTTTCATTTGTCCTGCTGATCTAGCGCAAAAACTTTTACGTCTCTTTGCACGTTTACCTGTAGGTTTTCTTTCAGTAACAGCAGTCTTTAGTTTACTTCCAGGATTCTCTCTACGATACTTAGCCACACCTTTAGCAGTCATACCCGCTCCACTTCTAGTAGGACGTTTATGACCGCCACGTATGGTATGACCTTTCATACCTTTACCAGTGCGTCTGCGTTTACCTGTACCAGTGCGTTTACGTTTAGGAGGCATTAAACCTGACCACCTTTTTTATAACCATACATTACACCTTGAGTAACCATTTCTTTAGGAATTTTTATTTCCATATCAAAAGTTCCACCACCACGTTTATTTACTGGAGGTGCCTTTGGACCTTCAACAAAGTTTTTAGGTTTAATATTAGGTTTGTTTTTCTTTTCTCTTTCTTTAGTTTTAGCTTTTAAATTTGATTGTAAAAAACTTTCAAATGATGGGTCTTTTGGTTTGTTCTTTTTATTAGACATATAACTTCTCCTTAATCGTACAGAGATGCAACAAAAAAAGTTCCACCCATTTTTTTATTTATTATCTGTCCTCCCTTTTTAACAGAAAAAGAACGGGGACGTTTACTTTTACGTATTCTAGGTTTTTTAAACGATATTTGTCGTTGACGCCTTTCTTTTGCTGGTTCTCTTTGAGGACGTTGTAAATCTTTAGAATACATAGCCATAGAACTTTTCCTTAATCGTATATAGAGGCTACAAGATCATTACCTGATCCTACCCTACCTCCACCTTTACGGTTTACAACTTTGCCTCCAGACTTTGCATAACCCATACGATTTCTAACATTTGAAGGAAGTTTAGCCAGACCTGGATTTTTTTGTTTATCTACAGCTTTAAGACTACCGCTTCCTTTACGTGCTACAATAGGACCACCTTTTTTCAAAGCTCCTCCTGTATAACCAGGATCAAATTCTTTACGTTGAGATTGTTTAGCTGCATCTACTAAACGAGCAGTTCTGCTTTGTCCTGGAGTTAAGGGTTTATTTTCTTTTTTAATATAAGGCTCAACACGATCTTTTTTCAAAGGTTGTCGTGAGCTTTGTGTTCTTTGTGCTGCTCGTAACATTTGAGAAGTTTGTTGTTGAGCTTTTGTTTTTGTAGCAGCATTATTCGCTGCTTGTACAACATTCTTTTGTTGTCCTGACGTTAGATTTTTAATTTTATTTCCTAATGACCTAGCAAAAGCAGGGCCATGTTTAGCTGCAACGCGCATTAAAATAGGTATAGCACCAGGACCAAGAAGAGCAGCGGCAGCAGCACTAATACCTATTTGACCTTTAAGTTTTTCTTCTGGCGTCATAGAGGTATCTTTTTTTGTTTTAGCTTCTTGTCTAGCTCTACGTGCTGCACGGCTTTTTTCCCTTGTTCCTAAAATATCTTCAGGTGTTTTACGTTGAGCAGTAGGTACTTTAGATTTAGGAGTAGATTTAACAGAACGATTATCAGGACGTTGGCCTGTATCTGCTACACGTTTTGACGGTCGAGCTTTAGGTTTAGGTGCAACTTTAGCAGCACTTCGTCTTGTTTTACCTTGTTGTTTATTTAAATAATCACGCAAAGATAATCCTGACTTTTTAAGTTCCTCTTTAGTTACAGCAGCTTTTCGTTTTCCGTCTTTTCCTATAAAATAACTTTTACCCATTTTACGGGCTTGAGAAATATTTTTAGGTTCTGCCATGACTAGTCCTCCTCTTTCATGAGGTCTTTGTCAGAAGAGGCAACCACATTTGGTCCTTTCCTAGCTGCACCAAATCCCTGACCTGTAGGACGACCTACAATCTCATTTAAATCTGGATCAAGATTGGGAAGCTTACGTGCTGCTGAACCTGATACAAAGTCTTTCATTTTTTTCTCCTTTTATAAACTCTCTTCTTTTTTTTCTTTTTATTTTTAGATTTTGAAATTTGATTAGAAATATTACTTCTACCGATAGCCATTATGTTGATCCCATAATCACCGTATCAGGACTGCCAGCAGGACTTGCTGCTTGTGCCATATCATCTTGACGAGTACGACGAGCTTGGTTTCTAAGTTGATTAATAGCATTTTGGTATTGACCTTCCCATATTTGAAGATCACTCCAACTTTTCATATACATGGTAGCTTCAATCATACAACCATAGAACAAAGCGTTATAACAAAACTCACTAAAGTAATTAGTAGTTGTTACACTTGTTCCAGTTGCAGAAGCTAGACCTATAGGTTTACGTACAAACTGTACCTCAATGTCAACTGCTGATGCAGGAGTAGGTACAATATAAATCTCTGTGTTTGTCTTACGTGAATAATATCGAGGATCACCTACAGATGCACTTGCATGAGGCCAGTAATCAATAGCGTACTCATACGTTCTTTGCAATAAACTTGTTCTTGTAGATGATGCACTAGATATAACATTTACATTTCTAACAATTTTTGTATCTACAGGCAAGGATACAATTGGATTTCCAATTGAGCAAGATACTGTAGTAAAAAAATCTAGACCAAAATCGTCTAGATCATTTGAAAGCCTATTCTCTGTTTTCTCTACAAAAAAAGATATTTGATCTGAAAACTCAGTTGAGTCGTTCTCAGTTGTATTTATCAAATCATTTTTTAAAAATGCAAAGTCAGGCATTGTATTAGCCTACAATTAATGTTAAAGCAGCACCATCAGCAGGAACTGAAACACTTACACTTCCTACCATTGGAACGCCCATATCTCCAATATAAATATCTGCACTTTCATTAGCTGCTACGAAAAATTTCAAAACACCTGACGTTGCTCCTTTAATATCAAAAGAACCTGCAACAGTGCTATGAGCATGGACCGCAATAATACGAGTTTTTTCTGCTGTAGAAATAACTCCTGCACCTGCCTGAAAAAGAGCATTATAATTATTTGCCATTTTATTCTCCTAAGATAAAGTCAGGGAGAAAATTAATTCCCCCTGACTTTTAGCATTACGATCCTTGCGAACCGAACCATCCACGCCAATCAGACACACCGAACGCATAACGCTCGCGAGCCTTAAAGCGAAGATTACCAGTATCGAAATCAGGCTCCATCTTCGTCTGAAGAGGAGTGCGGACAAACATCTTCGTACCATTCGGCACGTCCGTTTTAATCCACCAAGAAGTCGTATCGGTAAACCGCCGATTAACATAGAAGCCGTCAGGCAACATGCCCATATGGCGCGTTGCATTAACAGCGTTGGTATTCGGATTAGCAGCAGCGGCACTGACCTGAGTCGTACCTGGGCTGTTAAGAACCCGATCCGCAATCGCCCACGAATCCACAGGAACATGAAGCGAAACCGAACTGGCACCAATCAAGATACCACGGTCATCTTCAATTTTCTGAACATTCGTCAGAGCCGTTTCCAGAGTTGCCTCCGAAAGATCAGAAGCAGCAATCAAGTTGGACTGATTACCCGCACTGATCGTTGGGTGAGCAGAAGAGAAGAATGCCGCACCATCACCAATGGTATCCGTAAATCCATTGTTGAAGAGATTGGCAGCTTTAACCTGCTTCGTGTTAGCCATTGCACGGGCAAGACCTTTGGCACGTAGCTTTGCAAACGTGTCATAAAGATTGTCTTCCATAGCTTCTTCCGTAACGGCAAAAGCCAGTGCAACAGTTTCCATCGTGTAACGAGCAGTGTAACTTTCCTGCGCGTCATCATAAGCAACAGAAGCACCCTCACCTTTGGTGGGAGCAGTTCCGAAGCCCGTAAATAGAACTTCTTCCTCAAATGCACGATCAGAGTTTTCCGCTTCATAAAGAGGCTCATGCTCATTATTAACGTCACCATACTCCAGACCGAAAACAGCATTAAGGCCAGGAAGGAGTTCTTTAGCAATACTTGAACGATTAATAGCCATGATACACCTTCCTTATTAAGCCGATGATGCGGTAGCAGTAACGTACCGATCTCTGTGAGTGTTAAGCCAAACTTCCACAATCGGGAAAGCATCGCTATCCTTTTCTTCAGGAAGTTCTGCTCGCTTTACTACTCGCGCAGCTTGTTCAGTTTCTGCGCCAGACGCTGCCAAGAGATAGTAACTGGACTGACCAGTTGTGGTATCTCCTGAACTTGCCGTCGAGCTAACAGTAACATTGTAGTTCTTTACGACATTGATCTCTCCAACAGAAAGCGAGAGAGAAGCTTGAATGTAATAAATCTGATCAGGATCAGTGATAACATGGAATTTCAAATCCGTTACGCACGTTCCTCCCGTCCAATGCCGACGAAACTTTTGTTCGCCATCTTCTACATACTGACAACCAGCAAACACGCCAGATGGCTTGAGAGTGGCAGCAATAAAGGGTTGAATCGTAGCAAGGTTCGCCCCTGGCATCACAACAAGATCACCAGTGAAAAGATTGTTGCTACAAAGACCACCAGAAGTAATCGGCAGAACTTCTACACCTTCAGAGTTATAGTTACTACCTTTTTTTCGGACAGGAATGAACCCACGAAATGCTTTAGTTGTACTCATTTCTAGTTCCTCCTAGTTATAGAGAGGATTAGTCCTGAAAATTTGGAGTGCGTCCTCTCATAGTGGTTGATCTACTACTATTAGAGACAGGCATATTACGTAAACGAGCATCTGAATTATTGTAAAGCTGTGCGTTAACAGCATCCATCATATCATTTGCTTTCTTTTCGTAGAAAGCCCGTCTTGCTTTTACTTGGTTAATTGGTTTCTTAGCCAAGGCTACATCTCCGCGACAGACTGTACCCAAGTATCTGCCCTCATCCCTCACGTAGGATGTTGATGCCATTTCAGGAACTTCACTAGGTTCTACAAAAATCCATCCTTCTTGCTCACGCTTTCCAACATTCATAATGTCTTCCTGCCCTCGCAAAGAAATCCTGATCCATCGAAGGTCTAGTCCTTCATTTTGAAACCTTTCTTGTACCGTATTCGGTATAGACAAGGCATCAGGTTCTTCAAAGATATATTCTTCTTCCCTAGTATTTGTTTCTCTTAGAGTATCAATACGTGATGTTTCGCGTGTCATTTCATGTCCTCCGCACTAACTAATTTGCGTATATTCGCCATCTGCTTCAGCAACTTTAAGCTTCTGAGCAGCATATGTTTCAAGGGGTATGTTCCATTTATTAGCAAGCCTAACATCTTCTTTTGTTAGTTTAACTTTGCTTTTAGAGGAATTAGGAGTAGAGCGCGAACTACTTCCTACCACTTGAGCAGGAACTGACGTATCTTCCTGCACACGATTTTGATTTTCTTCCACAGGCACTTCAGAAGATTTAAACTTATGTGGAAAAGCTTCTGCAAGCC